GATGGCATTCCTGACGCTGGCCGGTAAGAACTTTACCTTGTACCCGAACGGTGCAGTTCGTGTCGGTTCCGATCTGAAGAACCTTGAGTTCGCCGCTGACATCGTACCGCCGTCTGCCAAGCGCTCGGGTCGTTGGGACGCTACTGCCAAGACCTTCAACGTCGGCACCGGCTCCAATACCGTCGTGGCTGCTGACCGCCCGACGTGGGAACTGTTCATCGCCCTGAAAGCCTACGCCAAAGAGAACTACGTGCGCGGCATCAAGGAAAACGGCGGCGAAGAAACCTACCACGCTTTCCTATCACCGATGGCGATGTCGATGCTCAAGCTCGACCCGACCTACCGCGACAACCTGCGTTATGCGCAGCAGCGCGGTTCCGGTAACGAATTGTTCACCGGCTCGGCAGTCAAGGTCGACGGCATCTATCTGCACGAATTCCGTCACGTACCGAATACCCGCTTGGCAGTATCAGGCGCAGGCAAGTTCGGTGCAGGCCTCAACGTCGATGGTTGCCAGATTCTGTTCTGCGGTGCCCAAGCCCTCGGTATGGCCGACCTCGGCAACCCTGACTGGGTCGAGAAAGAGTTCGACTACGATAACCAGCCGGGTATCAGCGTCGCCAAGATTCTTGGCTTCCTGAAGCCCCAATTCAACACTCAGTACAGCGGCGGCACCAAAGAAGATCACGGTGTTATCTCTGCCTACGTGTCTCAGCAGTAATTAGGAGGATTGACACATGTCTAAACTTATCGCAGCTCGCGGTGCTCAGTACGTTATGGAAGCTGAGTTCACTTTTAACTTCTTCGACTGGGTTGTTGACAAAGTCGACGCCGTCAAGAAAACCCTTGGCTCGACCGTCGCTCTGTCGGCTGACCCGCACGAACCGTCACTGCTCGGTCCGGTTGCTAACACGGCGGTGTTTGACGCCATCAACCTCCCCGAAGGCGCGGTCATTGTCTCTGGCGAACTGGTTGTCGAAACCGCAGGTGTCGGCCCGACGGCTTACACCCTGAAGCTCGGCGACGCTACCAGCGACGTACGCTACCTTGCCGCGACCTCTTTGCTGGCAGCGGCTCGTACAGCGCTGACCGTAACGGGTTACCGCACCACGGAAAACCTACGCGCCACGGTCAACTACACCGTAGCCAACGCTACAGCAGGCAAAGCCACGGTGCGTATTCAGTACGTACTTCCGGGCCGCGCTCACGAAGTTGTTCCTAACTAACGCGGGACTTTCACCTAGGCGGCAACGTCTAGGTGCTTTTTACAAACCCGGCCTTCGGGCCGGGTGCTTAATTCACGAGGAAAGTCATGGCTGAATACGTATTGAATCGCAACCACACCCTGCGTACTACCAACGGGGTCATCACCTTTGTCAAGGGCGAACCGACCCGCGTACCTGTCGCTATGGAGCGCGACGCTGCTGCCATTGGCTGCATTCGCGCCGACGGCGCGGACATTGATACTTCTGAACCGGTTCCGGCGCTCAAGCCAGTCGTTCAAGGTGTTGAGCGTCAAGACGACCTCTATGCTGCCTTCGAGATGCTGATTGAGCGCAACGACTCCAAAGACTTCACCGGTCAAGGCGTGCCGAGCGTCAAGGCGATTGAAAAGATCGTCGGTTTCGACGTTGACCGCACCGAAGTGCTTGAAGCATGGGGCGAGTACAAGATCGCCAAGGCTGAGGCCGAGTAATGGACTCCACGGGCCTGCTTAAAGCGTTCCGTTCGGACGTGGTGGACACGGCCCGTCCCTATTTATGGTCAGACGAAGAGTGCTGGCGTTATGCGAATGACGCCTACCGCATGTTCGTCCGACTGACTGGCGGGGTTGCCGACTTCCTTTCCGAAGCCTGCGAGATCGCGGTCACCACCGGAGAGCCGCTGGTCGACCTCCACCCCTCCATTCTCCGCATCATGGATGCCACCCTGCGCTCGACCAATCAAGCGGTCGAGGTGATTAACAGCACGGACGTGGGCAAGATGCGCAGCACTGACTACGGTCAGATCAAGCAGCTTCTGCTGGATGACAAGACAGGTCGCATACGCTACTTGGTGCACGGCATGCAGCGCGACAAAGCGCGTCTGGTGCAGGTGCCCGAGGTCGACGACTTCATCGACCTGCACATCTACCGCACACCGCTCGACATGATTACCGGCGACGGCCAAGAGCTGACCGACGTAGCCGAAGACCACCACCTTCATCTGCTGGACTGGATGAAGCACCTCGCCTACAAGAAGCAGGACGCCGACACCTTCAACCCGCAGGCCAGCCTACAAGGCAAGCAGGACTTCGAGGCTTACTGCTCCTTCGTCAAGGCTGAGTGGGAACGCTACAAGCACAAAACACGGGTGGTCAGTTACGGCGGGTTGTAAACGACTCTGATATAATCTGACAAACTCCAAACAGAGAACGCAATGTCACTCAAAGAAATCCTGATCCAGAAGGGCAAAACGTTCAATCTGATTGCTCGATGGTCAACAACGCCGATCATTCGCAAGGCGATCTCTGCCATCTCTCTAGCTAGCGGAGCGCCGCGCTTGACCGTCATCGGTCATAACATGCCTGACGGTTGGGACTGCACCGTTACTCAAGTCGCCGGCATGAGGCAGATCAATGCCGAGAACTCGCCACCGTCCGAAAGTGACTATCACGAAGGAACGGTGATTGACGCCGACACCATCGAACTGAACGGCGTGGATGCTTCGGGCTTCTCGACCTACACCGGAGGCGGGTTCTTGCAGTTCTACACCCCGGTCAGCTTGGTTGGCCAGACTCCGCGCATGACGATCAAGGACAAGATAGGCGGGACGATCCTCGCCTCGACCGATCCTGCCGACACGCCAAAGAACATCATCACGATCACCCCGGACGTTGCCAACAAGAAGATGCTGATCTCCATACCGGCCGCCGCTACCGCTGCGCTGACTTGGAAGAAGGGCGTGACTGATCTGGAAATGGTCAGCGGCACGGGCGAAGTGATCAAACTCAAGATGTGCAAGGGGTTGGAAGAAGAGCCAGACCCGGTGCGCGTTACAGGTGAGGTGACAACGTGAGCGAGACACAACTACTGACGATTGCCTCAAGCCTTGTCGCTACGTTGTTTGGAATTCTGATCATGGTTCTCGGTTGGCTCGGAAACAAAACCTATTCCAAGCTCGATGAGATCAGTCGCAACCTGATCGTTATGGCTAGCGAACTGCATGACCGTATCAACGGCATTGATGTGCGGTTGACCGTGGTTGAGACGAGGTGCATTGATCGTCGAAAGGCAGAAAATCATGAACATTCTTGAATCCATTCTCTGCTTCGTCGCCGTGGCTGTAGTTCTCTGGCTGCTGATCATCAGCGTTGAGGAATTCGACCAATGAATCTCCTGATCGACAACGGCATTCTCTACTGCGACAACCTTTTCCTTTGCTACGCGAGGCCAGGTAATGCACGACGTAATTACGATGACGGATTCTATGCGGTCGAAATACGCACGGACACACTCAATGCAAGCGCTTACCTCCATGCCGATGGTGTCGGACGTATCGGGGCAAATCCTGAAACAGATGATGTCGTCGACGAGCGAAGCTGGCTACCGCGTGGCACTGGAGATCAACAATGGCTAGCCGTTCAATCGACGATCTGACACCGCGCATGCGTGAGATGGCTGTCAAGTTCCTCGACGGCTGCTTGGCCGCAGGCATTGATGTCTTGATCTACTGTACTTACCGCTCACCGGAAGAACAGGACGAGCTGCACACGCACGGTCGCACCAAGCCGGGGGCCATCGTCACCAACGCTCGTGCAGGCCAGAGCAAGCACAACTCTCGTCAAGCCTTCGACTGCGTACCGCTGCTTAACGGCAAGCCGCAGTGGAGCGACGCGGCCACGTACCTGAAGATGGGTGCCATTGGCGAAGCTGCCGGATTGACATGGGCTGGTCGTTGGAACGGCAAGCTGCGCGAGACCGCGCACTTTCAGGATGGGAAGTGATATGAACTGGCTAGACACGATCAAGACCGTCGCCCCCGTTGTCGCCAGCGCCCTCGGCGGTCCTCTGGCGGGTGTGGCTGTTACTGCCATCGGTGAGATGTTCGGTATTGACGCACCGACCACGGCGAAGATTCAAGCCTCGATTGAAAACGGCCAGATGACTGGTGAACAGATCAGCGGGTTACGCCAGCTCGAACTGAAGCTGAAGTCTGAAGAAGCCGAGCGCGGATTCAAGTATGCCGAACTGGAGTACAAGAACACAGACTCGGCGCGGCAGATGAAAGTCGCTACAGGTTCAGTGTTCCCCGAGGTTCTGTCGGCGCTGATTACCTTTGGATTCTTCGGCATCCTTGCTTGGATGATGTACAAGCCCTCGGCCATCGACAGTCAACCTC